GGCGCCCAAGTACCGGCCCGCTTGCCGTAAGACTGGCTGAATTGGCCAACCCTACAGCGACCTTGGAACACGTCTCGGACCTGAATACCTCCTAATTTTCCATCGCTTAAAACAAGATGATATTTGGCTTTAACTGTATTAGGTATGTCGCAAGTAATTGTCCTGTATTTGATATTACCACCGGAAACGTAAGGCTCTTGTCTGGACAAGGATGGAGTCTCGAACCTGCATTCAGTTGCTTTGGGGGCAATGAGAACGCCACCAGTATTGCCAACTCTTTGAGTCCAGACAATTGGAACACGCTCAAACAAGAGCATCGCTTCTTGCTGCCCTGATAAATCAGGACCAGCCGGCAGGCCATTGGAATCACGCACGGCCATGTTTCCGCCAAGGGCCGCCAAGGTAGGGCCTGGTCTTGAGGGGCCAACGTGATAGGCGCTTAGTTTTTGGCTAACCTTGATCAGGTTATTGTTGACTTTTTCGCCGTAATTAGAGGCGACGGTAATTGAAGAACTCATCAGAAACTCAACCTACAAGGCGTACCAATCAACTCAGTAGTCGCCATTCGTGGCGGGATTGTCGCAACCACCGGCGGCGGTGAACACTCCGCCGAGATCGACAGCGACGACAGATCACCCGACCCCCCGCGCACGGCACCAAGGAACGATCCGTAGAGCCTCAGGGCTGCGGTCGTCACCCTGTAGTGGCGGACATCGACCAGCCATTGTTCCTGGAGGGCCTGGAGCACCACGTTTCGCACGGTTGCGGTATTGGGGCATTGGATCGTGACCTGACCCGTTACGAGGCCCTCCACGATGTTGGGGCACTCGAACTCCTGATAGTTCCAACCCTGGGCGCCGTCGCCATCGCTGGCATCCCACACCGCCCACGGCTGATCGGCCGACAGCCGCTGCCAACGCAGGCGGGAGTTTCCCCCGGCATCAATCCACTTGAGGGTCTGGGTCCAGTAATAAGGGCCGGTGGCGGTCATCGAACCAACCCCAGGGCGCGGCGGCCGTCGTAGCTGGTGAGGCCGCGCCAGATCTGATCTGCAACATCACCAACCATGGCCTGGGCATCCTCCATGGAGACCCAACGGGAGCCGTCTGGCTGCTGCATGATGGGGCCGGTCTGGACGTTGACGACCGGGGCCTGGCCACCGCCACCCCTGGCGCCATTAAGTCCTAGGCCGGTGTCACCCATGTGGGCGCCCACGAACTGCGGGACCTTGGATTGCGGGACAACGTACTCAGGTTGCCCGCCCTCGCCGATCATGGCCAGCGTGGGCCGATCAACCCGCCCACCCTCGGCAAACTGAGGGACGTTGACGTACTGAATCAATCCCACCTGCGGCAGGTGGGTCACATTGGAGACTGCGTTATAGTCCGACAGCAGCCGGTTCGCCTGCTCGATCAGAGCGTTAATCCCCTGACCCGCCAGGCGGATGGCGCCATTGATCGCGCCGCGGACGCTATCGACAATGGCGTTCCAGGTATCGGCGATGGGTTTCACCATGCCCGCGAGGTATGCCTTCATCCCATCCACCATGTTGTTCCATGCCATCCCGATGATAGCGATGAACCCGGTTTTGGGATCCGCAATCGTGGCCCAGATTTCCTGGAACGTCTTCCCGATGCTGTCGCGGAAAATGAAGATTGCGGCACCGGCAGCGACTAAGGCGACACCGATCAGGACTGGGGCGGTGACAAAGCCGGCAACGAGAGCGGCAAAACCCTCAGCAAAAGGCACAATGGCCCCAGCCCAGCCAGCAAGGGTGGAGCCAATTTATAAAGCAGCTAAAGTTTTTAGCAATCCAGATACAAGAATTAAAGCAGGAGCTAAAGCAGTTAGCGCAAACGTAAATCCAATGGTAAGACCAATAACTGTTTGCAGCCAATCTGGCATTTTTGTAAAAGCATCAGTAAAAGCCAAAACTGTAGACGCCACCTTGTCAAGCGCAGGAATTAAGGCAATGGTTAGGCTTGTTGCCATGCCTCCGATTTTGCCTTGAATCATGGTTAGCTTATCGTTATACTCATCAGCTTTTTGGGCAAAGGCGGTTGTCATTTTACCGCCCATTTTTTCAATCGCATCACCGCCCATATTGAGCATGGGGATCATATCTTGGCCAGACTTGCCAAACAACTCCATGGATAAAGCCGTTTTCTCTATGCCGTCGGGCATGGCCTTAAATTTATTGGCAACCTCCAGCATTACAGCATCAGCGGTTTTTAATTTGCCGCTTGCATCCTTAGCTGATAAGCCTAGGGTTGCCAATCCTTTATCCGCCTTGCCTTCGTAAATAGTTCTCGAAAATTTAGCTAAGCTCTTGGCCACTGAATCAATATCAGTTCCGCTCATTCCTGCCGCTTTTTTGAACCTTGACAGCGCCTCAACTGATACGCCTGTACGCTGGCTCAGATCGTTCATTGCGTCGGCAGCCTCTAGCGACTTCATCGCCAGCGCCGTGATTCCCCCGATCGTCACTGCAGGGGCCAATGCACCCAACGCCCCACCCAAAGGGCCGGCAGATTTCAGCAGACCAGACGCTGCGGTACTGGCCTGACCAATGGCGCCAGTCAACTTTGAAACCGCCTCCGACCCCGTAACCTGCGCGGCAATCCTCAGGATCGCATCCAAATTCACAGCCATCTACCCAGCCTCCGAGACGCGCATCAGACGCAAAAATTCCAGCTCGATCACCCGTAGGTCGTCCATCACTTCGGCCAACCGCTTACGGCCCCAGTAGAGGCCTCCCAGGGCGACAACAGCGGCATAGTCCAGACCGCTGCGCCGACCCTCAAGATCCAGGCGCCATTGCGTGAACACCCGCGCCCATAGCTCAAACGCCGGTAGGTTCTCAAACCAGATCCAGCAGACGGGCTCAGCCTCCTTCGGCCGCTCCTGAGGGATGTACTCAAACCCCAGGGCGCGAGCCTCGGCAATCAGCCGGGCATCCTCCTGCGCCTGAGTTTCGACCGGGCCGCTGGTGGTCATTTGCCGATGCCATTCCCTCGCGATTTCGACGAGGTTGGCTTTTTTCCGCCGCCCTCAAATGCCAGCTTCATCCATGCCGTCGCAATGGCGGTGGCCATGCCAGGGAACTGAATCACCCGGCGCTTCGAGTCCTCATCAAATTCCATGGGGTCATCACCTGCGAGCAGGTCATCACCCCAGCCGCCTAGGACGCGATCAGCGATATGGACATCATCCAAGGCGGCCACACCCTTGGCAGCATCTGGCAGCGTGCGGCCATCCTCAATGGCCTTGAGGACTGCCGTTCGGTGCCTGATGGCCTCGATTAACTCATTGATCTCGGTCTGCTCCAGGCGGTTGAAGTGCGCCGTAAACGTCACCTCCTCGCGGGCGCCCTCGTGATCAATGATGCTCAGCTCCACTTGGCCTGGAAACGTGTCGCCTGCGCTGAGAAGATCAAACATTGTGAATCAGGGGTGAGGGTTGGAGTTGAGAGTCTGAGGGGGTCAGGTGAATGCAAACGAGACTTCATCGGATGAGCCTGCAGTGTGTAGGCCAACAAACGGAATCTTCAAGCCAGCAGTGCCGCGCAAATCAACAGGCGCAGGGGGGCCAAAATTGGCGGTCGGGATTGACACGCCTAGGCGGTTGCCTGCAGTAGCGCCATGGGTAAAGCTGATGGGGCCGGTGGTGCCGGCAATGGCAAGGGCGTAAAAATCTTTTGTAGACAGCGAATCAGGCCGCTCAATGGTGATTGAGCCCTCAACCATACGGTTTTGAATCCGCACCTGAGGAGTACAGCCCATGTGTTCAAAAAACTGGATGTCGTTACCCAGCGACAGACTGAACTCAGCCATGCAAGCGCTGAGGCTGGCAATGGAAACCGACGTGGTGTTAGTAAAGTTGGCCGCAACCGGGGCGGCTTGGTTTGAATATGTCGGGGTCGGAAAGGCTACGTCTGTTGGAGGAACATAAATCCCCGTCATTGTGAAGCCCCATTTAGGGATTTCGCCAGATGCAAAGGTAAGATCCAGTGTTCCGCGGGCACCGGTTCCTTCGTGCTTGTTTCCGTCCCAGTTGTGATAACAAGTGACCGAATCGGTGGCAGGAG